GAATATTAATGTTAGAAGATGCTGCAAAAGAAGAAGAAGCACTTGCTAAATCTACATTTGATTTAAAAAATGAATTAGATAAACAAAGATTTAATAACCAAGTTGAATTACTTACTAAAACTTCAGAAATATTTAGTCAATTTTCATCTATTGTAGGTAAAGAAACTGCAGCAGGAAAAGCATTAGGTATAGCATCAGCTACAATGGATACTTATATCGCAGCTAATAAAGCATTAAAAGCAGATTATTCCGTATTTGGTCCTGCAGCACAGGTAGCAAGATTTGCATCCGTAGCAGCAACAATAGGATTAGGTATTAAAAATATTAAATCAATAGCAGCAGTAAAAGTTCCAGGTGGTGGAAGTGGAAATGTTCCATCAGGACTTTCAGCTACAACTGCTCCAATAGGAACACAAATGGGAGGAACTGCACTACAGCAAGCACAGATTAACGCTACAGGAAACGCAGCAGTTCAAGCGTTTGTTTTAGAATCTGATGTATCAGGAAATCAAGAAAGAATTGAGAGATTAAATAGAGCAGCAAGAATACAATAAGTAACTAACTAACAAAAACTATATTATATAATATGAAACTTCCAATTTACGAATTAAAAATAAGTGAAAATCTGAATGATGATTCAGAAGTAAGTTATGTGGCTTTAGTAGATGCTCCTGCTATCCAAAAGGATTTCCTTGTATTCAAAGAGGAATTTATCAATCCAAGTAAAGGAGAACATAAAGATGAATTTTTACCAAGATGTATAAAGTATGTAATTGATGAGGGTAAGTCATCAGAGCAAGCCGTTGCAATTTGTAACAGTTTGTGGGATGAGCATTTTGCAGGAGTTAAAGTCAGCATTGACTACGATGATACTTTGTCAACTGATAGAGGCAAAACACTTGCTAAACGATTGATTTCAAACGGAGATGTAGTTTATATCATATCTGCAAGACAAGACAAAGAAGGGATGTTAGCAGTTGCTAAAGAATTAGGAATACCTGAAAACAGAGTTTATGCTACAGGAAGCAATAAAGCAAAGATTGAGAAGATTAAAGAATTAGGAATAGCTAAACATCATGACAATAATCCTGATGTAGTTAAGGAATTAGGAAGCGTTGGAGTTAAATTCTATCAAGCATTTCAGATAGTTAGTGAAGATGAGCATATTATATCCGGTCCATTAATGATAGCAGATATGCCTATCTATCGTGATAATGAGAAAATGGGAAAGCATTATGTAACATTCTCTGCTGAAACGATTAAACAAATAGCTATAAAGTTTGCTAAAAAGAAATATCAGAACCATGTTAATTTGATGCACGATCCTAATATGGCTATTGAAGATTGCACAATGTTTGAATCTTTTATCGTAGATAAAAAGAGGGGAATAATGCCAATGCAAGGATTTGAGGATATTGCTGATGGAAGTTGGTTTGGTAGTTTCTATGTTGAGAATCCTGAAGTATGGAAGAATATTAAAGATGGTTTTTTAAAGGGTTTTTCAGTAGAAGGTATGTTTGATTATGACAATCCTACAAAGTCATTATCAGCTGAAGAACAAGCACTTAAAAAAATCTCTGAACTTTTAAATGTAATTATTTAACCAAACATATATTATATAGTATGACACCAAAAGAAATCATAGAAAAATTGAGATTAACATTCAATGAATTAGTTAATGCTCCTGAAGCAACTCCTATTGCTTTATCTACTTACAAATTAGTAGATGGTACTGAAGTTGAAATCACAGAATTAGTTGAAGGTGGTATTGTTACGATTATGGGAGTTCCTGCTCCTATCGGCGACCACAAATTAGAAGATGGAACTACTATCACAGTTGGAGATAACGGTGCAATTACTGCTATCGTTCCTGCTGAAGTAATGCCTGAAGAACCTCCAATGTCTGAAGATTTGGCTAAAAAGCAAAAAATGGAAGAATTATTTGAAGCATTCCAATCTACAACAAACAAAAAGTTTGCATCTTATGAAGCTAAATTTGCTGACTACGAAGCTAAACTTCAGAAAGCTACAAAAGTAATTGAAGGACTTTTGAACTTAACTCAAACTCTTGCAGAAACTCCTACCGGAGTAGCTGATCCAATAGTAAAAACAACAAACAATTTTAAACAAGAAAAAACTGAAAAGGACTATTCTGTTCTATTCAATTAATTTATTAACAAATAAAAATTAAATAAAATGGCTTTATCATTCACAGGTTTAAGTGCATATACTAAACAACTTGTACAACCTCTGTTGACTTCGGCAGTAATCGGAGCAAAAACTCAAAAACTTATCATGGATAATGGTATAGTTTTGACAGGTGTAAAAGGACCAACTGCACTTCCTATAATGGATACTGATGCAGTATTTGCTACTCAATCATGTTCTTTTGACGCTTCAGGAACTACAAGTTTCTCTCAAAGAACTCTTGTTCCTGGAAAGATTAAGGTAGAAGAAAAAATCTGTCCAAAAGATTTGGAAGCTTACTACACAATGGAAGCTTTAAGAGCAGGTTCAACTTACGAAGATTTCGGTAATGCTGACTTCGCTGCTGCTTATCTTGCTAAAAAGAATGCTCGTATAGCTGCTCAACTTGAAACTGCAATATGGCAGGGAGATTCAGGTAGTGGTACTGCTAACTTGAATAAGTTTAACGGACTTGCTAAATTGATTATTGCTGGTTCTCCAGTAGATGCGAATGTATCAGGATTCACAGGAGTAAGTGGTGCTGCTATTGCAACTGTAACTGCTTCAAATGTTGTAGCTTGTACTGAAGGTATCTACAAAGCTATCCCTGCTGAAGTTATGGCTAAAGGAGATGTAAGAATCTTCGTAGGTTACGATTGGTTCAGATTGTTAGTGTTGGCTTACAGAGCATTAAATATGTTCTCTTACAATCCACAAGATGCTAACTTTGAAGGATTCATCTTACCTGGTACTAATGTAAAAGTTGAACCTGTAAATGGTTTGAATACAACAGGAGATGCTTTCGCTATCAGTTTGAGTAACATGGCTATCGGAGTTGATTTGGAAGCTGAAGAAACTAACTACAAATTGTGGTATTCTGAAGATAACAATGATGTTAGATTTCGTGCAGAATTTAAAGTAGGTGTTGATGTGGCTTTCACTACCGAGTGTGTGAAGTTTGTATCAGCTATCTAATAAATAATAATTTTTAACTAAAAAGGGTGGTGCAACAAACACCACCTTTTTTTAAATCAAATAACTATGCCTTGTGCAATAACATCCGGATATACCATTGACTGTAGAGAGAATGTCGGTGGTATACAAGCAATTTGGTTAATATCAAATGCTGATTTATATGATGCTTCAGGAAATACTCTTGTAGTTGAATCATCAGGAACAGTAACAGGAATGACTAAAAGAAGTGGTAAGAGATTCTATAAGTTTGAAGTTCCTCGTGGTACTGCTGTTGCTTCTACAAATATGACAGGATCAATGGAGAATGGTACTATATTCTTTACTCATTCTATGACATTCCCTATCAACACAAGAACTGCAACTGTTAGAAATATCATCACTACTCTTGCTAAAAATCGTTTGACTTTTGTAACTCTTGAAATGGATGGAGTTTACAGAATGTATGGTCAAGGATATGGATTGATGATGGATTCTACAACTAACTCAAGTGGTACTGCTCCTGGTGATAGAAATGGTGCTGAATTAGTATTCTCATCTATGGAGATTAATGATTTCTTGGTAGTTAGTTCAACTGTTGCTGCTGCTTTAGAAACTCCAGGAACGGTTTAATAAATAATAATAAAGTATAAGACCTCCGACCGATGAAAGTCGGGGGTTTTTTAATGACTATGATTGTACTAACTAAAGGCGAAACAAAGAATATTTACTTTACAGGGAGTGAGTCGGCATTGCTGACTAATCCCTATTTTTTGTTTGTTTTTACTAATAGAATTACACAAGAAGTAGTTAAATTTGTAGTAACTAATACAAGCACTACTTTGAGATTTGATACTTTCAGTTTGAATGTAGATTCTAAATTTAGCAGTTCAGAAACTGGAATGTGGACTTATCAAATCTATGAACAAGCAAGTTCTACTAATACTGATCCAACAGGTTTGAATCAAGTTGAAGATGGATATATGTATCTTAATTCAGCAATAACATTTGAACCTACAACATATAACGAGCAATCAAACACATTTATCACTTACAATGGATAACTATAAGCATATTGTTCTTCAATTTGACCAAGCACAACAACCAAGATTTATAGAAAAGAAATCTAAAGGGTATGTGGAATTTGGAGAATTAAATAACTATCCCGAATACTTGTTAGGTCTTTATAATGAATCTCCTAAACATGGAGCAATTATAAAGGGCAAATGCAATTATATCTATGGGAAGGGTTTTGAAGTCCCAGGTTCAGCCAATGGTAAGGATACATGGAACGATGTAATGAAGAAGTGTATTAAGGATGATGAGTTGTATCGTGGGTTTTATTTGCAAGTTATATGGAACAGATTGAAGCAAGTAAGTGAAGTTTATCATTTAGAATTTCACAAAGTAAGGGTTAGCAAAGATTTAACTAAGTTTTTCGTTAAAGACAACTGGTCTGACTTTAAAGAGAAACCTCGTGAATATGATGCTTTTAATGTTAACAATCCTGTTGGAAGTCAGATTTACTATTACAAAGAATACAATCCTACATCTGATATCTATCCTTTACCTTCATATTTTCAAGGGTTAAATTATATAGAATCGGACATTGAGATTTCAAGGCATATTTTAGGTAACGCTAAAAAGCAATGGGTTGCTTCTAAATTAGTTAATTTAAACAATGGCGATCCAATAGGAGAAGAAAATAAAGGAGAAGTTGAAAAGGGATTGCTTAAGAAATTCACAGGAGATTCAGGTAGTAGAGTTGTTATCATGTTCAATAAGAGCAAGGATAACGCTGCAGATATATTGGACTTGGGAACGACAATGCTAACAAAGGAGGATTTTACTAATGTAAATAACCTCGTTCAGCAAGAAATCTTTGCCTCGCATCAGATAACAAGTCCTTCTTTATTTGGTATTAAAACTGAAGGTCAGTTGGGTAGTAGAAATGAGATAAGAGATGCTTATCAGATTTTCAATAATACATATGTGCAGGAAAGACAATCTGAAATGGAATCTATATTTACAAGATTCAGAAATCTTAAAGGTGAGCAAGGTGATTTTAATATCGTTCCTGTAGAACCTTTGAAATTTGAATTTACTGAAAATATTATAGCTGCTAACCTTACACAGAATGAGATTCGTGAATTAATGGGTAAAGAACCATTGCAAGCAGGTCAGGTTACTTCTGATGGTCAAATAGTTGTTGTAAATCCTGAAACTGAAAAGATAGTTAAACCTTCGGAAGTTCAGCCTGTTCCAATGAACGATGCTTTAAAGAATCTATCCGGTAGGCAGTATCAGAATGTTATGCGAATAGTTAGGCAGTTTGGGAACGGAAAACTAACTAAACAACAAGCATCATTAATGCTTAAAAACGGATTTGGGTTTACTGATTCCGATGTAGATACTTTTTTAGGAGTTGATGATAGTCCTTTGACTGATGATGAGATTTCAAAGTTCAGTATGGATCATGATGAACTACTTTTGCAAGAGTTTAGTTTAGTTGGAGAAGGTCGGTCAAATTATGAAATATTAGAAACTAAATCTTTCAAAGATTATCATGAGTTTGCAGATAGTCCTCTGACGCAATTAGAAGCCGATGTATTGAGTTTAATTACAAAGGATGGGTTATCTACTCCTGAAGTAATTGCAAAGACTTTAAAGCGTTCTAAAAGCGATGTAGAAGATGTTATTTCCAAGCTATTGGATAAGAAGATAATTTCTGAAAAAAAAACAATAGTCGGAACTGATGTACGAATTGAGAGGATTCCTAATAAAACTGTATCTGAATTACCTGGAAAGGATAGTAAGGTTACTGACATACTTGTAAGATATTCTTATGAAGGTCCACAGGATAGCAGAAATAGACCTTTTTGTGCAAAGTTACTTCAGTTAGATAGATTTTATAGCAGACAAGATATTGAGAAAATAAGTGAAAGAGTTGGTTATTCAGTTTGGGATAGAAGGGGTGGATGGTTTACACAACCTGATGGCGAACATAGACCATATTGCAGACATAGATGGCAAGTTAACATAGTAAAAAGAAAAGCATAATGAGTAAAAATATTCTATTTATTAGTGAAGAAACTTTCAAAGAAAGAACAGGTGCATCTAATACCATTGATGGTAAGCAGATATTTCCAATGGTTAAGGTTGCAGGGGATATGTTTATTCAGCCAGTTTTAGGGAGCACACTTTATAAGAGATTACAAACAGGGGTTATTAATAACGATTTGAATCCTTATGAAACTTTACTTATAGATGATTACATTACTGATACTTTGATATGGTACACTATGTCAATGCTTCCTATGTCAATGGGTTATCAGTTATTCAGTAAGGGATTTTTACAAAAGACAACTGAAGATTCAGTTACGCCAAGCAGAGCAGATTTAGAGTTGATTGAGAATAAGTATAAGTCAATGGCTGAATTTTACTCAAATAGAATGGTAAAATATCTTCAAGAGAATTACACTTTGTACTATGAGTATTTGAATTACGGAATGGGATTGGATGTAATATTTCCTGAAAAGAAAGTTTACACAAGTCCTATTTATTTAGGTGGTGCTGATGAGAATAAGCGTGGATGGTTGAATCAATCAATAAGTTCAGGTTCAGGTGGTTCTACTGCTTTAAAAGTTGTTTACTATACTGCAACAGGTGGAGAAGCAAGTTTTATAGTTAATTCTTTATCAAATGCAATTGTTATTTCAGCTTTTAGAAGTGGATTAAATAAAATTATAGTTAATACTGCTACAAGTGATACAGGCAAGATTCAGATTAATGATAAGGTAGTTACTTTAGCAACAGGAGATGTAGCATATCCAGGAGAATTATTTACATTCTTATATAACTAATCTATGAGTAAAGGGTACAAAAAAGAATACCTTGAAAAAGTAAAACAGAAATTTAATGACTTACAAACAATTAGTAACGGAAATAACAAATCTACTGGAAAGTCATGCAATGATAAACACAGTAAAGTTTGCAAGTCCAACAAATTGGATAAATTGGGATGAGCAACCGGTGTTTCCTGCTGCTTTATTTGCTATAAATAATGGTCTTTTTAATATAGGTAGGGAGCAAGTTTACACAATTACTTTTTGGTTTTTAGACAAGTCAGGTGTAGAAGGAGAATTTGAAACTGAAGTTACATCGGATCAACATAGTATTGCAGCAGATATTATTAGTACATTAAGAAAGCAAAGCAATGCTTGGACTATTGTAGATTCAATTAATTGGGATGCAGTTTCAGAGCAATTTGAAGAATATCTTTCAGGAGTAACTTTATCATTAAACATAAATATAGTTTCAGATTATGATGCGTGTAATATGCCGATTTAAGATTTTAGCAATTATTGTTTTGACATTTTTTGTCATGTCATCCAAAGGACAAATCTATCAAGTTATGCCTCAATTTGGGTATAAATTTAATAGAGTTGCAGTTGATTCTGCTTTGCACATACCTTCATTTTGTGGTGTGCCTAATATTACTGATTACATTAAAAATGGTATGTTAGCCATTGACACTTGTAATAACACTTTATTCCAATGGACAAGGGCAAATGGATGGACACCTATTTCAACAGGTACTTATTTAGACACTAATTCACTTTCAAACAGAATCAATCAAAGGGTAAAATATACTGATACTTCAGCAATGCTTTTACCTTATTTAAAGAAGATTGATACTACTGCAATGTTGAGTAGGTATTTAAGAAAAAGTGATACTGCTTCACTTTCTAATAGGATAAATTTGAAATTGAGTATTTCAGATACAAGTACAATGCTTTCTAAATATTTAAGAATATTTGATACTACTTCAATGCTTTCTAAATATTTAAGAAGAAATGATACGACTGCAATGCTATCTCCGTATGCAAGAAAATCAATAACAATAACACCAACTGCTCCATTAACAGGAGGTGGTGATTTATCTGCAAATAGAACAATATCAATTTCGCAAGCCACATCTTCTGTAAGTGGATATTTAAATTCTACTGATTTTACTTATTTTAATGCAAAGGTTGACCCAACAACAGGAGTTTTTACTACGCTTCCGTTACAAGGAGGTGGTAACTTTTTTACAAACAGAACATTATCAATAAGAAAAGCAAGTGCAACAGATAGTGGATATTTATCGGCAACTGATTGGAATACTTTTAATAGTAAATTAAGTACATCAGATACAACTGCGATGCTTTCTAAATATGTGCCATATATTGGAGCAAATAAAGATGTTAATTTAGGAAATTATAAACTTTCAACAAGTGCAACTCAATTTTCATTATCTTCTCAACCATCTTATTCGCAAGGATTAATATGGTATGATAGTACGCAAAAATCATTAGCATTTTATAACGATGCATCATATTCACCTGTTTATATAGGAGAAAATATAGTATTCAAAGTTTACAATAATACAGGATCTACGATATCAAAAGGAGCAGCAGTTTATATCAAATCAGGTGGATCATTTACATATCCAAATGTTGAATTAGCTAAGGCTGATAGTCTTTCAACTTCAGCAGTAATTGGTTTAATGAATGGCTCAACACCATCAGGTTCTTTTGGTTATGTTACATCAACAGGAGTTATAACTGGAGTAAATACAGGAGCATATTCAGAAGGGACAATATTATATTTAAGTCCTTATGCTTCAGGTCAATTAATGAATACAGTTCCTCCTACCGGATATGCAGTTCAAGTTGGAGTTGTTGCTCATTCTAATACTCCAAATGGAACAATATACATTAAGCAAACAACACCTTTAGCAATATCTGCTTCTACAATAGTAGGAGGTTTAACAACAAGTCAAGGAGGAACAGGTTCAACTTCATCATTAAATCAAGGAGGCATAGTATATGGTTCTACAACAAATACAATGTCTACAACATCAGCAGGAACGACAGGAAAAGTTCTTACTTCTAATGGAACATCAGCACCAACTTGGACTAATAAAGTTGATACAATTTATCGTACGCTGGGTAAAGATTCAATTATATTTACTATTGGTTCTACAAGGTATGCTATTAAAGATAGTATTGGAAGTGGTGGTGGTGGTGGAACTCCTTCAGGAAGCAATGGATATGTTCAGTTTAATAATTCAAGTTCATTTGGTGGTGATTCATCTTTATTTTGGAATAATACTAATAAAAGATTAGGAGTTGGTACAACAACACCATCAACAAAATTAGATGTTGTATCAGGTACTAAAAGTACAATGCCTTATAATTATGAAATGGCAGCATTTTCAAGAAATGGCGAAGCAAAATTAGGGGTTTATAATACCGATAATTATGCAAATGGAACAGGAGCATCTATCACTTTGGGTAATAGTAAAAATGTTAATTTTAATGGTACTTATCCAGGATTTGAATTTCAGAATATTAATGATTCAGCTAATTGGGTAGACTCTTATTCAAGATATAATTATTTAGAAAGAAATACATCAGGAACAGTAGTAGGTGCAAATGTTGATTTATTTAAGATTTATGCTGATGGTAGAGTTGTAATGACTCCTACAAGCTATGGATTATCTGCATTTCCAAGATTAATAGTAGGAAGTGATTTAGGAGAAACATTTAATGTAGATGGAACTGCATATATTTCAAATAATTTTTATTTAGATGGTAATTTGCTTATGAATGGAGGAAGTACTAAATATATTGATGCTTCTAATGTTACATTGTACACAGGCAAATTAAATAGACATGTAACACCAATGCATTCAACTACAACAACAA